GAGATTTTGCCACGCGCTGAACAATGTAGTCAAACAGGGGTTTTCCGTCCTGGAAACTGGGTTCCTTGTCCACAAACAGGACGGAGTTTTCGTCAATGGGACAATTCACATCATCCACAATTAACACTTTATCGTAGGAATCCAGTTTCCCGAAAACGTTCAGTTGGGCATATCCCGTAGCATGGGAAACACTGCCCAGAATTGAAACAGGCTCCCCATACATCACCTGGGATTCACTTGTTTCATAACCCTCATCATCCAGCAGCGCTTGTTTACCTTGATAAAGGCAGTAATAAACGGTCTGCTTATTACGATGCATCAGCCGCATTACAGCACCTCCGCAACCGGGAGAATCCGCCTTAGCAGGGTATTGGGAATATCACCGTTTTCATAAGTCCGGCTTACTCCGTTTTCGCTGTGACTGACTTCTCCTTCCGCGCCGCGCTTATTAACTAGATAAGCAGCAATCTCCACCTGTACAGTGTCGTAGCGTTTTGGCATAGCATGAGAGCCGCCATAGGGGTATGCCCGGTTCAGCACAATCCCTTCGGCCAAAGACAGATAGGTGGACAGTACATCCGTGTCAGATTCATCCGTCATGCGTTCCAGCATTTGCAGCTTGTCATTCGTGGTCATACTGTCCACCCTCCCTTCTCAATTAGGTGCTGGACTTAAAGTCAGCAGCGTTCGACACATACACAGAGCGGCTATAAGCGGGCTTGGTGAAGGTCGTAGCAATGCCAGTAAAAATACCATGATACCACTCAGGGCCATGGTCAAGACCAATCTGACCGAAAAGCTGGTACTTCTCACCCGCGCCTGTCTTTGCCAGCGGTTCCAGGAAGAAGTTACCCTTGCCGGGAACAGGCTGATAAACAGGGGCAATGACATCCAAGTCTAGCAGCATTGCCGTACCCGCAGGGAGACATTCACCCAGATACAGGTACACCACACCCAAGGGGGTAACCACACTGGACAGGGAAATCCCGTTAATTTCCCGCGCCGCAGGAATTACGGTCAAGCCATTCTGCACAGCGTCCGCATTCACCTGGAATAGCGTTACGGCATCACACCACAGGCACATCCGGTCGGTAGGTGCATTAGATTCGTACACCAGCTTCATCATGTCGGCAATGTCCCACAGTCCAAGGGCTTTCTTGCTCATTGCAATTTTATTGGACGTAATGGCATTGACTAGGCCACGGGTCTTATTAACCTCAGTGTCGGTGGTAGCCTTGTTGTATACACCGTTGATGAAGGTGTATTCAATGTCCCGGTTTACCTTCTGAATCTTTGCGGCCACCTGGAAATCCAGTTCACTAATGGGATTAGCCTGCTGGTTTTCGATGTTAATACCACTCAGCGTACCCATGTTGCTTTCCTTGCCGTAAGAGATACCCACGCTTTCATGGAAAATCTGGGTCACGTTGGTTTTCTGTTCTCGGGTCACAACACTTGCGTCCGGGGCAGTGAGAGAAGCACTCTCACTAATTGCGGGCTGAGAGCCAGTTCCTCCCGCCGTGTATTCCTGGCCTGTCACAAATTCAACGTGGTTCGTAACCTTTGCCTTAGAACCAATGATGGAACTAAGAGGAGTACGCACATTGCCCTTGTTGAACAGCATCCCGGAATAGTTCAATACTGCAAAACTGGTAGCCAAAACATCAGCCATGATAAATCATCCTTTCTTTATTCGTTTTGTTCGGTGGTAGCTTGCGCTGCCGCCATCCTCGTATAATAAGCAGCCTCGGCATAGTTGCCAGCCGCTTGCGCACTAGCAATTTTCTTTGCGTAATCTACATCGGTTCCGTCAGAACCAGGGGTGGGACGTGGGGTAGTCTGCATCTTCTTTTTTAAGATTTCCTGTTCCTTTGCTTTCAGGTACTTTTCCTGGTTCGCAATAACCTTTTCCATGTCACCGTCTACCATAGCGGTAGCAGTGTCGGTAGCCAGCTTATCATCATAACCAATACCCAAGAGCTTTGCTTTTTTCTCGGAAAGGGAGATAGAGCGCCTCAGTTCAGAATTTTCCTGGGTCAGCTTATCCATGGTCGCTTTCCGTTCAGCCGCAGCCGCTTCATCCTCCGTCTGCCTTCCCCGCAGTTGCTTCTTGTAATCCGCAGCCTCAGAGTTCGCCTTAGAGAGCGCAGCTTTTAGCCGATTTAATTCAGCATCGTTCCCGGTTCCCGCCGCCTGTAATGCAGTGGAGATTTCGTCCTCAGTCATGCCCTCTTTGTAGGCAGTCCCGAGCAAGTCACTTAAATAACTCATAATGTTTTCCTCCTTGCGTTTTTAGGGGTTCCCTCCCCGTGTTGTCCGTTTTATCCTCTTGTCTGAGTTCGCGTTTTTAAGAGTTCCCTCTCTTTATGTTCACAGGTTAATCCTGCGAAGCATCCAATCTTAGCAACAGGACACAGCGGCAATGGACATTGTTTTCCGCTTTCAGGAAGTTGCCGGGGCTGGTAGCATGGTCGCCGTCATAGGTATAAAATTCCTCGTCCAGCCCAACAGATTTCCCTTCCAGGTAGGCGTGTGTGTCCCGCACCCGGTTATCCCGTTTTGTCACCCATACCTTAACAACCCCAAAACCTCTTTGTGCCTGAAATTGATGTCCGCCGTCTACTTCCGCCTGGTTGAAAACTCGGTGATATTCCGATTCCACCAGCACCAACAGGCCGTTCAAATCATCGGCAATGACATATTCAGCCACCCTGGTTTCAAAGGTTTTTCCATCTATCACTTTGAAAATGGCCTGGTACATGGCATCGGTGCTGACAGTCAAGTCATAGTTCAGCATTTGCGCAGCCGCTTCTATACCATCCCGGTATGCTCTTATAAGCATGGACAGCACATCATTGGTAATTCTCTGCACCCGAACACTGGTACTGGTATCGCTGTCCGCTATTAAGAAGCTGGTAGATGTCAGCGCATTGATTTCATCAAAGGCCAGTATGTAGTTAGAAAAATTGTAATCACTCATAGTAAAACAAAAGGGACTATGAGTTCGTCACTCACAGTCCCATTAGACCAGCCAGAGCCTTTGCCCTGGTTATTCCTTCATCTTCATTTTTCGCTTGATTTCTACAATCACAACTTTACCTTGCTCAATCAGTATTTCCACTCTGCTCCCGTGTTTCAGAATCGTTTCTATCTGCTCCACCATCTGGGGTGTTATTATCGGGGTCATTGGAATTTTCCTCCTTTTGCTTCTCCAAAAGTTCCTGGACTTTCCTCTCTTGTTCCTCTGCATATTCCGCGCTTAAGGTATATGCCAAGTCGGAATCTACAAACAGGCCGCAGTGTTCAAAAGCCAGCCTGGGGTGTATCTTGTTATTTTTCAGCATCAAGTCAAGCACCTGGGCTTTTTGCAGGATGTTTTCATAGTTTCGCCGGGTAAAGCGAATTTCCACATTGCAGACTTTCAAATCTAGGGGGGATAGCGTGCGGCAGATGTTTAGCACCAGCTTCAGGAAAATCCGCTCTGACTTCTTAAACATCAGTTCGCTTTCCTTTGCCCTGGCCTCCGCAGCACTCCACCCATCCCGCATAATCACGGCGGAGCCAGTATCACTGGTGGAGCTTCCGCCATTTCGGTTAGGCATACCGCAGATGGTCAGCACCGTTTGGTACATATGGTCAACCAGCGTTTGGGTTTCCCCTTGGTTCAGGTTGCTCACCAGATATTGAATTTCCGCTTTCATGTTCGGGTCAATGTCCCGGTACTTAATGGCTCCCTTGTCCCGTAACTGGTCGTAATCGTCAGCCGATATATCCACGTTATGAAATAGCATAAGCGCCTGGACAAACTGCTCCACACCATCCAAGCGGTTACTGTCCGTCAGGTTAATGGCATCCAGCAGGGGAATAACCAGCTCAAACGCACCAATACGAGCAATGTTCAGCGGGTACTCAATGATGGGGATTCCGCCCAGGATATGGGTATCATAGGCGGTTATCTGGGTATCGGTAATTTCAAAATATTCATGGTCGGAGTAGCAGCTATAGTGGACAACCCCCCGTTCATCCACCACATACTTTACACC